TATCCTCGGAGAATCTTATAATGTTGAAAAAGGTATAATAACTACAATAGGTTGGATTTTAATTTTTGCATCATTAGGGTTAATAGCTTATATAAACCACTCATTTACAGAAGAATTAAATAGAAGATTTCCACCTTTTAATAAAAACTGTGGTTATATTGGAAGAATGATGAATGAGATTAATTATAATTATAATAAATTTAAAAAATAAAGACTCTAAAAAGAGCAGTAGATTAATTCTTCTGCTCTTTTATTTAAATAAGTCTTTTGCCCTAGTTTTCAAAGATTCCATTTCTGCTGAATTTTTAGCTACGTTAGTTTTCTTCATCAAATCCAACATTTCTAATCTAATTTGTCTAATTTTACGTTCTTTTTCCTCATTAGAATTTGAACTAGCTTGAATTTGATTAATTTGCTTAAATCCTTTACTTACTGCTGAACTTATACCTTGTATAGAGTTTTTAACATTCTCTTCTTCAGTTACTTGTTTACTTGGTATTTGTTCAAGAATATTTTTATCCGTTGCTGTTTTATATAACTTATCCAATTTATCATAAAAATCTGTTGTTTCCTGATTACTGAACACTGGATCAGCGACAAATTTATTTTGTAATATGCTTAATGGATTTCCACCTTCAGTAAACAAAGGAATGCCAAACTGTCCTACAACACCAGTATAAGACTTAACTAGGTAATCAATTTGTTTTGGAGATAAACCTTCTGGCATTAAAAAACTCCTACTATATTTTCCAATAGCTTTAGCAATAGAAGTTGTCTTATCGTCATATTGTAAATATTTTGATCTTTTGTCCATGATCATTCCTTGAGGAACAATTGCACGATCAGCAAAATCTTTGTTTGATAAAGGTACATCAACAAAAGCAGGTTTATAAAGATTATTTTCAAAGGGATTAGCTGGTGCAAAACCAGTTTTAACAGTATTACCAAATCCCTTAAATGCATTTTCCTGACCTTCTGCTTTTCTTAATACTCTTTCAAATAAAGATCCAAATAAAACGCCCAACTCTCTTGATTTAGGAATTTTAATAAATGTTTTGGCATAACCATTTTTATCTTTATCAGAAAAATTTGGAATCAGAAAATAAGCATCTTTTGTACGATTATCTAAAGATTGATAATTTGGATTATCTCTATTTATTAAGTAAAGCGAAATATCAGGAGCAGTAATCATTACTCCACCTTTTGCCAAAGTTGAAAGAGCAGTTTTAGGATCTTTAACTGATCTGAAAAACTTATCAATACCCTGAACACTGGCATTGATGTACATACCACCCATTTTATCTAATGTTTTAGGAATATTTCCACCTCTAGCAAAATTAACAGTCACTTCACCAGAAGCAAATAATGCCTTTGTAACATCTCCTGTTTTATCTAAGACACGATTAAATTCAGCTAATCTTGGAGCAGTTTCAATAAGATTATTAAATATCTCAATACCTTCAATTGGTTTTGATGCAATATTTTTAAGTTTACTAGTTTTTCCCATTAATTCTGCTGTTGATTTACTAACATCTCCAGAATTAAAAAAGTTAGATCCTCCACCACCTAAAGCCTGATATTTCTGTAGTCTTGGACTTTGCTTTACAATATCTTTCCCTGCAAGAAATAAATCTTTGCCAAATTTTAAAGGATTCTTTTCACTTCCATATACATATGAAGTAGGCACATCCCTTAACATGTTCATAATAGCAAATATCGGATTTTTCTGAGTAATTAAACTCTTAACCCCATTCGTTAAAGCAGTAAGATATTTAACATTATTAATTGACTTAGGAAGTCCATTTAAAGCATCTAATAAAGGTTTATGATTTATTTTGATATAAACAGGTTTGCCATCTTCCAAGACTGTAATTACATTATCAAGATTGCTAAACATACCTTCTTTTGTTGGAATTATTTCAGCTATTTCCTTCAATTTTTCCGGTTCTTTACGAAAAGATTCTAATAAACTTTGTCCTACTTGGTTGTATTTAGCTGTTCGAATTGTTCTATTGACCAAATTCATAATGTTTTCTATTGGATCAATAATGTCTTTATCTGAACCTTTAGCCTTTTTAATTGGAGTTGTTAAATCAACAAATTTTTGACTTAAACCTTCAGGTATAGATTTTTCCAATTGACTAAAATCTCTTTGAGTAGGGAAATAATTAGGATACGTTTTTCTTAAATCTTGGTATAACTCCTTATTTACAATACCACTATCCACACCCCAGGTTTCCATAAAATCATCAATCCATTTTACAATGTTATCACCAATGGTTTTATACTCAGGATGTTCCTGTTCAATTCTTTTTACTGCTTCTTGAGACATTTCTGAAGTAAAGTTTGATTGAACATTTTTTCCTTCTCTTGCTCTGTCAATGTTATGACGTTGACTCATATAAGTCCAAAAATCTTCTTCTTTCCCTTTTGGAATTACTTCAGCAACTTCTTTTAAGGACTTGCCAACATTATTTCCTTCATTATTAGCCATAGCTTTAGTTAGGTTGTAATCAACAACACCAGAAACATTTCTGGAATTACTAGCTAATTTCCCTATATCTGTACCAGTAGTTTTTTCTAAGTCAAAGATTTCTTGTTGGTTATTAACCATCGTGTTATAGAATTTCTTTAAAGCATTTGTAAAGTTAAAAGGTTCTTTTTGCTTCCCAATAATAATTTTGCTTTGTGGATCAGGTAATATCGTGTTTTCATCAACTGTAATTGGATCTATTTCTAATTTAGCTAAATTCCCCTGAGTAGGTAAAGGACTTTCTATTCTAGCCTCTGCTGTCCTATAACTTTTCTTCGTATTAGCCAGGTCTAATTTGCCATTCTTTAAAGGAATATCCAAATCTATAGTTGTCTCAAAATCTGGTGATTCTATTTGGGAGTTAGCAGTTTTATAAAGGGAAGATTTAGGTAAAATTGGTTCAGTAATTGATAATCCTTGCCTTTGTTCTAATTTTGGCTTATTAAGTGTTTCAACTCCTGAAAAATCAAGATTATTAAGACCTTTATTTGTTGCAATATCCTTTCCTGCCAATTGAAAAGCATCGGGTTTAAAAATATTATTGGAAATAGTCTTGCCCCCAATGTATGTTGTAGGATCTACTGCTGTTTCGAGTAGCATATTGGATAACTTGCCAACATAAGGATAAGCCTGTTCAAATTGTTGCAATTTGTCCGATGCACCTTTAGGAAGAATGTTACCAATGAAAGAGGTGTTTTTGGGAATAGGTTGTAAACCTTTACCAGACAATAAATCACCTGTCCCAATAGAAATATGCCTAGCTAATTCCCCTGGTGCTGCACCTAAACTAAGTACAAAGTTACCTAATCCCTTTAATCCTTTCATTGGAAGAGAGTCATTCTGCTTAATCGGAAATTGGTTGACAAGGAATAAATTTTGCCCGATTGTAGGGTTAAGTTGGTCAGGAGTTAGACTTTTGAGGTATTCAGGAGGAGGAGTAACTCTATCTATATTAGCTCGTGTTTCTTCAGCTTTATCAGCAAACGGACTAAGACGATCTTTTTCACCGGGATTAAGCCACATTGTCAATATTACACACCTCTTTATCTACGAATGTACTGCCAGTTATCAATTGGAACACTGTTAACTAGGCTTCGTAATACATTTGTATCTACACCATTTACAGCAGCAGTACCATTTCTGTCCATTTCATTTAAATCGTCTAATAATTCCCAAACTGTTGCTCCACTTTTTAAGGAATCAATAATTTGTTTTCCTACTTCCTTTGTAGATGCATTAGACTTGGCTACTGAATTATTCGTGTTGCTACTACTTCCACTACTTTTCCCACTACTCCTATAACTTCCACCACCTGAAGATCTGGCTTGACTTGCTGCAAATTGTTGTTTCTGCAATTCATATGCTCTATTGGAATCAAGAATATTTTGTGCTAATTCCCTAGCTGCCAAAGTGTCCTGACCATTATATGTTCCCATCAATTGTGCTTCTTGTATCTTTCTGTTGTAAGCATCCTGCAATGCTGCTAAAGTATCCTGACCATTATATTTTCCTGTTACTCCTGCTTCTTGCACACCAAAGGATTTATTAAATTGATCCACAGATTGTTGATATGTTCTGTCTGCGTTCATTTGTTGAATCATTTGTTGCATTGCAGTTGCTTCTGCTCCTGCTTTGGCACTTGCTAAATCATTTTCATACGCATTTTGAACATCTGCTACCCTACGAGCATTGGTGGCATAATCTCCTGCCTCTTGTTCATTCAATGCCCCAATATTTCCCTGTAATGCTACACCCCTAGCTAATTCAGCTTGAGCACTTGAACCTGAATTACCTCCTCTATTAGCCATAAATTCAGCAAAATTTTTGGCCTGAAGCTGTGATTGAGTAGATTCTGCATTACGTTTCTTGTAATACGCAGGTTGAATTGCAGCTTTTTCTACTGATAAATTAGAAAGAGCAGAATCTCTAGCTTTCGCTAATGATGCCATTGCCGATGCAATTTGTGCACTTTTCATACTATTTATTGCGTTTTGAATACCGTTTGCGGTTGTATTTGCTGTGTTTGTTGTTTTTAAAACATTACCTGCTTGATCTGTTGCTTGTCCTGTATTTGCATCATGGTATGTAAAATTTCCGTTACTGTCCTTACCAATTACAATTGCTGGCATTTATACACCTGATTTCTAAATATTAGACAAAATTACCCATCTAATATTTTCACTTTTATCGACTAAATAAAGCGGTAACATCACAGGATTCAGTTACTAGGATTAAAGCATTTACTTTAAAATCTCATATTGCCATTTTAACTTATAGTTAAAAACGTACTACAAGATTACAGGAGTTACCTGTTCCTCAATTTACTAATCCACCAAAGCCTTTCACTACGTGTACTTTGGCAGAATACTTAATTCGAGTTTAAATTCTATGCTATTCCTAATAATTTCTTCCTATTCGTTATCCAAAAATCAGGTTTTTCACTTCCTTTCTTTTTTAAAATATTATTAATTATTGACCATTTTGCCCATTCATTTTTCTTATTAAATGTCAAGTAATTTTATCTAATATTGTTCAAGATTGTCTAATTATTTAGCAACTGCTAAAGCCTCCTAAATTTGCGGAGTTGCTAAAATCATATCTGCTTCAGTTTGAGTAATATATTTTCCAATATATGACTGAACTTTTGTTGCATCAATTCTTTTCATAATCCACATATTTAATATAAAATTATACATTTTACCCCGTTACAATTAAGTTATAAAAAGTTATAAATTGTAATAAATAATTATAACTTAACTAACGGCTTCACCTCCCTCTATAAAGTATATTTTATTAAATCTCCATACTAATTGTAAAGATTTTGGAGAAATTGGCCCATATTCTTTGCTTTTGAAATTAACTATTTTACATGAACCATTTTTCTTTAACATTGCAGTTATTCTTCCCACAATTATTTCATTTTTACGATTTATATATTTAACAAAATCTCCATGTAAAAATTCACTTTTTGATTTTTGTTCAACTTTAGATTTTCTACGTTTGGGTTTTATAATCCAATCTTTTATATTCGTTGTATTTGGTTTTAATCCAGTAATCATTATAGCATCATTACTATGTGACTTATCAATATCACAATTAATTCTTTTATTAGCTGTTTCACTTCCAATAGTTAAACTTAATGGTGCTATATCATTTAATTCTTCTCTTAAATAATGTTTACCCTGCATTACATGTTGTGCATAATCAAATCTTATATTTTTACCTTTAATTTTATTTTGATATTTCTCAATAAATAATTCTTCATTTCTTTCAATTTTATCATGACATTTATCACATAAAGTTATTAGATTATATATAGAATCATTACCACTAAGTCTTTTAGGTACAATATGATGGACTTCTAATCTACAATTTTTTCTACCACATTCTTGACATGTATAATTATCTCTCATTAAAGTAGCAATTCTTAGATTCTCATCTAATCTATTACTTTTTTGATATTGCCATTTGTACAATTTACCATCTTGCAATGCACGTATATCAATCTGTACATCTTCTAAGATTATTTTGTCTATATTACACCATTTACTTAACTTATTAATTACTCTTAATATAGCATCTTTCTTTTGTTTTATTGATGGAGCAAGTCTGCCTTTTCTTTTGGATGATGCACGATTGTTAAACCTTGGTTTTCTGTATCTCTTATGTTTTCTATGATATCTACGATAACCACGTCTATCTGTCATTAATTTACTAACATCTTGTCTTTGTTCAATAACTCCTTTAAATACAACTTTGTTTCTTGTTTTACATTTTTGAACTATAGCTATGCCAACATGTTTTGATCCATCATCTACTCCAACAACAAACTCGGATTCATCTTCTTCATCTTTTATTTCTTTTTTAAGTTGAATTACCATAGGATATTTTGATACTAATATTGCTTTTTTCTTTCTAATTAATATCCATGCTTTATTAATATTAGTTGGAGCCAATTGCTTACCATTAATATCAATTACAAAAGCATATTCTTTAAATTTTTCGGTCATCTCTAACCAATCTCCTTTCAGGTATTTTTCTTCGTGTCAATGTCAATAAGAGGATATGTAGTTCGGCGTTTGGTTTCCATATCTTTCGACTTAGGCGAACTTTCTTCCTTTATACTCATAGAGCTTCAGACTGAAGATTATATCTAAAGGTATGTCTCTACCTTACTTACTAACGTAGTTCATCGTGCTAATTTCCTTTCGAAAAACTACACTCACTTAGACTTGAACACACTAATAATTAATTAAATTTATAACTATTTCCAACTGTTAGAGTGCCTCCTAAATGATCATTAATAAAGCATCTTCAATCGCTGTTAATCGTTCTTCAATTGTTGGACTTTCCACTGGTGAAGGAGTTGAATCGTTAATAAAAGAACCATCAGCTTGCATAATTTGCCCAAGTTCGCCGGTAGATGATTCTATTTCTCCTTGTGCTATTATTTCACCTTTACGTATTTGGCTTACCCTATTATTGATATCTAATTTAATATATCTGCCCATATAAAGCCTCCTAATTAATTTCCAACACTTGATAAACTATAGTTTGTAAATAAGAATCATAACCTTTAAGTCCTAGAGTTGTAGAATTTATCAGCCTTCCTCCAGCAACATAATATCCATACATTGTTGAAGCAGTATTTCCATAACTATTTACCACGACAATTGTTTTGGATATATCCACCGCAGTAATAGTAATATTTTGTTCAAGAGAAGTACCTGCACAAGTGACACTTCCCGTTTGTTTACTTTTTGCATTATAATATTCTTCAACAATAACAACAATATATAGATTACTAGTAGTAGCGGTACCTCTTGTCAAGCGTACTGTTGTTGAATTAATTAATTCTGGTGCAACAGATCCCCATTTTGCAGATAAATTTGTATTATAACTAAGCCTTACAATAGATTTATCTATATTGACAGGATCAATATTAATATCCAATGTTGTGCCATTATTAAAATTAACGTAAATATATTGAATATTTTTAATGCCACTCCCACCGGAATCAATTTTAAACTTCTCTAATCCTTGTAAAAGTGCCATATTAAGCCACCTCTATTCCTGATACCATCATATCAACACTTGAATTTGCTGAAGCCAATCCTGCAATAATATCCCCTGCCTCTAAAATAGAATGAAGTTCAATAACTATCGTATTTCCAGCAGGAATACTTTGCCCACCTACAACTTTTGTTCCATCAAAAGTAACAGTTACCGTAACTGCTGCACCTGAATAATTACACAAAGTAATTTCTTTTACAATTGTCGTTGTCAATGCTGGTACTGTATATTTCGTACCTGAACTATCTGTTAGTGTTCCGTTAAACAATTTTTTTAAGGTTTTTGCCATATTCACACCCCCATATAGATCATTAATTCCAAATCGTCATCTGCTACCTGATAAGCTGCTATAACCGCATCTAACTCGGTTTGTGTAGCTACCAAAAAAGCAAGCATATCTTCAGTAATACTACCTAAAGGTATTACACCAGCTACTAAAGCATCAATAGCAGCTTTTAAGGCCACTAAATGATCATAAACAGTTGTTCCTGTTAATCCAGTGATAGAAGCAGAACCAATGTTGTGTGCTCCACTTGATCCTGCTGTAGTTGATGCTAACTCTGCTAAATGTGTTAAGATAAACCATGCTTTCCAATCAACACCAAATTTATCAAATGTTGCTTGTAATTGTGCTGCTGTCAAACCTCCAACCTCATTAGGTTCAGGATCTAAAGCAGAAATATTGTTTGTTGTTATGCTTGTTGGACTTGTAAATGCCATATAATCACCTCATTTTTTATCTGATTTTACCTCCTAAACGTGCAGGTAAATTTATCGAAAGTATAGTTGCTTTATCCGTTAAACTGTCATTACTCAAAATAAGTCTAAAATAGCAAAATCCCATAGCCTGAACTTCCACATAAAAAGGCTTAGGATTATAATTTGTATAAAAACTAAAATGATTAAAATCACAATGCTTAAAGGTAATAAGGTTATAATAAATTTCCTGTTCTTCACCTAGTTCATCATTGTCTGTTTCAGGTTGCAAGGTTAATCTTGATTTAACTTCTGGCTTAATGGATACCCAAATATTGTTCATATATTTGGTCATCCATTCCTTATCAAAATCATAGAATCCCATTTCCCAAACTGCACTTATTGCTGTTCCATTGTCGTTATATTCTTCTTCATCAAATTTATTAATTAATCCTGAATTTGTACCAAAATACAATTCACCATCAATGGATATAAAACAATTTGCTGAAATATTATCAAATTTATACCATGTACCATTGCCATAATTGAATACCCATACATTAGAACCAACACATAACCAATATTCTTGCATTTCTTCCCAATCATGGGTTACTGCTGTTGTCAAATCTATTGAATCAAGAGAAGGTTGTACTCGTTTAGATATTAAATTTACATTTCTTTCGTCTTGTACATTGGAAGAAGACCACTCATATACTCCATCATAAATTGAAAATGGATTGTTTTGAATAAGTTGGACTTGCCCTGATGCAATATTTCCCTTTATGCTATTTAAGGTATAAACAGGAAAATCAGGTATTGTAGTGTTACTAACTGTAATAGTGTCGTAATATGAGTAATGAGTATCTTTTTCCGTAAAGATAATCATCCTATTATACTGTCTAATCAATCCTGTAATAGCAAATTGAGAACTTCCGACATCTTTATAACCATTTGCAGGAAAGTATTCTGCTGAAGGAATACCATCAGCTAAACCAGTATAAATCATACGATTTTGTGCTTTAGGATTTCCATATAGAAATACCCTTGTATCGTTTGCTCCACCATATAAGGTTGCAAAAGTATTTCTTAATACAATCCCTCTTGTTCCAATTAATGTTCCTGCTGAATCACTTATTCCAATATAACCTGTACCCATTGTTTTATCAGCTTCTGCCACACCTGAAGCATTAGTTACTTCAAAGTAAGTAGTGCCTAATCCAGTAATTGCAAATGTGCCGTTATTTCCAGCACTAAAATTCTGTCCAGCAATTTTAATATAATCACCAATAACAAGATTTAATTTAAAGTAAGGATTAGTTCCATCAACATAAGTGTATCTAAAAGTTGTACCTGAAGGATTGGTTATAGTTATTTTAGTTTCAAGATCCCCTAAAACATCAATCTTAGTCCAGCCAATATCAATATTATCTTGTCCTACATCAACTAACCCAATAGGTTCACCGCTACAAGTACATTTGTAAATACCACCTGTACCCATTGTTTTATCAGCTTCTACTAATCCTTCTTCATTAGTTACTTCAAAGTAATTTACACCTTTGGCTGTTACCTGATATACACCGTTATTAAAAACACTTAAATTTTGAGCATTAATAAAAACCCAATCATCAACATTTAATTTAGTGTTATATAAAGGATCTGTGCCAGTTGCATCCCATGTGTATCTAAAAGTTGTACCTGAAGTATTTGTTACATCTACCCTTGTTGTACTATCCCCTAAAATACCTCTCCTGTAGATCATACCTTTACCATATATTTTATTTGTTTCTGCTTTACCTTTTTTATTAACAATCTCAAAATAAGTTGTGCCTACGGTAACAACCTTAAATATACCTCTGTTGCATTCCTTGAATCCTTCTACTGTGATATTTACATAATCATTTACTGCTAATAAAGTGTCAAAATCTGGATCTGTTCCCACACCATCCCAAGTATAACGATATTTTTTACTGTTTATTCTTGTGATATCAATTTGAGTTGTAGAATCTCCCATTGCCAGATCAATAGGAGCAGTATTAACTTTTCCTGTAATATTATCAAACTTAAAATTAACATCTACTGTGTATTCATCGCCATTTACTTTTACGAAATCAATGCTATTAACATAAGTTTCTGCAATCGTATATTCGCTTGCAATTCCATCTGCTGAAAATGTTTGATGTTTTGCCCCTGTTAAATTATTAATTTCTTCAAATAATGTACCTCCACCAGCAGGAGGTGTACCAATAGCAATCTTTGGTCTATATCCTGCTACATCAACCAAAGTTGTTCCATCAAAACTCTTATACTCATAACCATTAATAATATAAACTTTTGAACCAAAATAAAAAAACCTTGTAGGAGCATCAATTAATGTTCCTAAATCAGTTTTTGTTCCTGCAATTATATCACCAGAATATAAATGTCCACCATGAGCAAATAAAAAGAATGTGATTCCGTCTAACTGACCATACCACATTCCTCTTATATTGCCACTTGTTAAGTCAAATATTTTTTTAAAACCTTCTCTTTTCTTTAGTTGAAGTTCTTTGGTAATTCGAAAATTTAACATTCGAGATGCTTCACCAAATTTTAAATTGTACTGTCCATCTGGATTCTCATTCAATCCTAAGAAGGATGACATTGTTTGCGGTTTGATAGGTTTTCTTCTTGGTATACCTGCCATCTAATCTACCACCCTTCACTTGATGACCATTCATATGAATCTGTAATATCTACTTCTGTTGCTACTTTCCTATTTAGTTGAAGTCTTTTTAATTCCTCAAACTTTTGTTGAAAGAAATTTGCTGAATCAGGATCTTCGACCAATAGGAAATTTGCTGCTAAAAAATATGCACCACTAAGTTTATCATTAACCGTAATTGTATCTGTTAAAGCTGTGATTGCATCTGATAAAGTTTCCCCTAAATCTTTTTGTATCTCGTTTTGCCAAAGTGTTAAAAGACCAGGAGAACGTGCGTTATATAATTTTGTTTTATTTGTATCAATTGTTCCATCTGATTTACGTTTACCAATTAAATCCATTGCTAGATTAAATATATCTTGTCCTGTCATATCATCACCTCTTTCAATAGGATGGTAAGAAAATAAACACCCATTTCTGAGCGTTTAGTTTGATTCGATAATTTAGTCTTTATCGAAGTTACAATTCCCTCATTTTGTCCTATACCACGGTTACCATCCTGATTTCCACCCCAACAAAATAATGATCTCCCATATTAACAGGGTCTATCTGTACTACATACTGCGTTAATTGGTCAAATTCTGGTATTGGTGCGTAAATTATAGGCATTGTTTATTAACTCCTTTCATGTGGTTTATAAAGCTTTTCGTACAAGTCGCCCGCCAATTTTTATGGAAAAATTGGATGAAGTATTTGCCATATTCCAATATGAAAAACCTGTCACTATATCGTAATCCCAACTTCCACCAAACACAGCAATTTGCTGTGATGCTCCAATATTGTACGAATCGGCGTAGTAGGTTGTACTACTACTACCTACTACATCAACTGGAAACTCAACATAAGGATGTACTGAGTCAAAACCCATTGCTTTTACATATCCGTTTGTATTTATATTTAAATATCCTAACTGTTCATATGGGCTGGCATACACATTGCTTGCATAGTCATTTGCATTTTTAGCCGCCCAAGCCTGATATGCATTGATATTTATACCGTCTGTGAACTGCGATACATCGCCAAAGGGTGATTCAATACCGCGATAAATACAAGGATGTAATCCGTCTGCATTACTCGTAACACTTCCGCTACTAGCCGCGATATTCGCGCTAAACCCATTTTTCCAACCAGTATTGTAGAGCATATTGCCAACGGTTATATTGACTGGCGTACCATTGAAAGAGATTGCTTTATTACTGGCATCGTAAACGTCAATTGCCGTAATTGTTCGACCATAGAAAATCTGATTTCCACCCTGGGACGTACCAATGGAGATTGATTGACCAACTGCATATAATGCCGCTGTCTCATTGGCAACGATTATGCGATTTACTCCGTTTTCTGCGACCGTCGCTAGATGTGTAGTGGTGTATTGACCGATCACATATCCTTTCATAATTGTCTGGATGTTCAAGGTTGCGAATTCGACTATCATTAAAGTTCGTAATATATCAACAACATGAATATCTAGTTGTTGATACCCCTGCATTTCACCGGTATTATTATTTCGTGCGTAAGTACGAAAGTTCACAATATGATCATTAATGTATGGATAAACATTTGGTTTAGATTCAAGTTTATTATCGGCACTCTTTGTTGCTTTATACTTACCTACATCAATGTATGGCAACTCTTTGGCGTTTGTAAAATCCCAAAAACACCACGGTAGATAAAAGCCCGGATATTGGGTTTTCGATATTTGCCAAGTTTTAAAACCAACTCCATCAGTTTTGCGAATATAAAACTTAGGGATACGAATAAAAACATTGCCTAAAGCATCAGTTATAGGTCCCATTTCACGAAATATTTGTGCTGTATCGAAATCATTTGAGACATATTGTCCATCTACTCCGACTGCGGCGTTTAGCCCAATGGCATCATCTGTGCGTGTCAAGACGGGGCTTGATCCTTTGTTCCAATACGCGCCGTATATTTTGTCGGCTCCGGTTGCTATGGCAAATTTATTGTCCGTATAAGTCTTGGCAAGTTTATACGCTGTTAAGCTGTTCATTTGAGTTCCCTCCACTGGCTTTGACAATATACATACACTTTGGATGTGCCATCAGGATAAATCTCTAACAGATCCCATCCGTCCTGCCCGGCAGGAAAAGCATCGGTTGATAACTTCGCTAAACTCCCAACTATAGAAGTTTTTAAAGAATTATTAGGAAGATCAGATAATTTTGCTATAAAATTTATTAATGCTTGACTCAATTTTATTCCTCCTTTGGATGTTCTTTTTTACAATGGGACATAAACAAACCCCAATTATCAAAAGATTGTTCACATTTTTTACATTGATAATTTTTTATCTCTTCGCCTTGGTCATTAGCGTTGTTTTCATTTTCTTCAAACCACCATAAATTGTCAAAATCTACATATTTATTTATAGTTTCATATTTAAATTTTTTCTTTAATTTCTCAATTAACTTCTTGTCTTCTGTGATATATTCACCATTACCATCAAATCGGAATAATGGTTTGTAAATAAATTCTATAGTATAAGGTTTTCGTTTACGCTCTTTAACTAACATATTAGGTGTTCCAAAAAATTTAACTTTCATATTTCACCACCTTAATAAATAAAGGGAGAGCATAAACTCTCCCATTTTTGGTTAGATAGTTTGAATTGCATATACAGCAGCAACATGATTGGTTAACAAAATCTTTCCTGTTGCTGGAGTTAATGTGATTTTAATAATCCCATCATTATCAATGTATTTAGCAGAATCAAACATTAAAATCTCAGTTTTCCCCTGAGCAACAGAACCTGTTTTTGATCCATTTGCTGCCCATAAATCACCAGCAGCAATAGAATAAGCAATTGCACCTTGATCAGCTGCACCATTGACTACTCCAATGATAAGTTTTCTTCCTGCTTTAGTTGGGGTTATTGCAAATACCTCAGTATCGTTTGCACCTGTTGCAGTAGCAGGAGTTGTAGCAAATTCAATTTCAGTACCAAGTGTTGCGATGGTATTTAAAGTTACAGTAGTATCAGCCATGTTAATTCACTCTCCTTCAATTATATTGCAGTCTCAGCAGTGTAAGTTAATGTTGCATAAGCTAATTCTTTAGGTTTGAGAACTTTTGCACCAAATATTTGGTAACCTCTTACATGATTAGCAAATGCAGTTTCAGCTCTTAAAACTTCGGATTTTACAGCAGCTTCAGCAAAACCAATAGCGTTGTAAGATCCTGCCATGCAATAAGATACAGGAGCAGTAAAAGTACCACTGTTATAAACCTGATTCGTGACATAAATATCAAAACCAAGTTCAGACTTAGCCCAACTAATACCACCCTTACCATTAATACCCTCATTAATGGAAAACTTAATTCCAGCTTCCATCAATTTCAATTTTACCCAACCAGGAATTGTTAACCACATTTGCCCATCAGGAACATTGTTTTGATTTAGATATTGCCACAATAAACCAATATCAGAAATAATAGTTGCTGTATCACATGTTGCATCTGTAACAACATTGCTAGAATCAGCACCAGAATATAAGCTCATAAGATAAGTATCACAAGCTTGTCTTAACTTATATCCAGCTCTTGCAGCTTGTGAATTCTCAGTATCAATAGATTGCATAGCTTCGTCTATGTCTTTAATATCGAATCCATAATAATTAAATTGGTCAACAGATAACGAATTTGTCCCACTTACAGGAGTTTCATAGGTTACGGTTCCTGTGTATGAAGAGACTGTTGGATCACTTAAACCGTTGAAGTGTATGACATCCCCGACATCTTTAACTTTATTAGAATAATTACGACAAATCTTCCTTGCAACTAAATTATCCTCTAATGTTCTCATTACTTCAGCATCCCAAATTTCAGCAATAAATGCACTTGTAGACATATAAAATCATCTCTCTTTCCATTAAATAAAAATAAGTCCTACCATTTGGCACGACTTTGTTGGATTCTACTTAGATTTTTTATCATCCATCTTTGATCTTTTTTGTTTGCTTCAAATTGTTCTCTACTAATAAAATCACCTTTTGTATCACCGTTTCCAGTAACACTTCCAGGTGATGATGAAGCATTTGCATTGTTAGTTTCAAGAGCTTTTAGCTTTGTTTCAAACTCCGCTAATTTGGTTTTTAACATAGAGTTTTCATGTTTGGTATAGGCATCTACAAGAGATTTTCCATTATTAACTTCCTGCCAGACTTCAATAGGAATGGTATCCGCTTTAACATCTGGATAAGTTTCAAAAAAAGCTTGGAAGTCCTTTTGTTGTTTCTCTTGCTTTGCTTTTTCAACTTTTTCAGCTTTAGATTCTTCACGAAATTTGCGAGATTCAACCAACTCATCGACAACTTCTGGTGGAAGTTCTTGATTTTGATATTGTTCTCTTATTTGTTGTTCTCTTACCGCTTCGTTGTATTCAGCTTCAGTAGTGATTGGTTTACCATTCCACTGATAGCCTTGTTCAGCAATCAAAGCATCTCTTGCTTCCTGTCTAGATCTCTCAACCGCCTTATCGAACACCATCCCTTTTTGGATGTGATTTACTGCCTCTTCATAAGGAATCTCCATTTCTTGGTGATTGTATTTGACTTTGATTTTCTGCGGTTCCTGAGTAGTCTGCTCCTGATTGGTGTTTTCAGTTGTAGTTGTCTCAGTATTTGGATTTTCTACCGTTTGTTGTTCTGTTGCTGTATTATCAATGCTTGGTGTGCTATTGATTTCTTCTGACATATTTTAACTTCCTTTCAATTTGCCTATGGTTTGGCATATTTAGGCATATAAAAAAGAGCCAAAAGGCTCAAATTTAAACTTGTTTATTCTATTGGTTGAACATTCTCAACACCTTGACTAATCCCTTGAACACTTCCCATCAATTGTCTAACAACTTCTTCATATTGTTGAGGATTAGTTTTCATAAGTTGTTCTAATTGTGTTTGTTGTTCAGGAGGTAAACTATCAACAAATTTGGCCATTTGTTCATACTCCTGTTGCTTTAATTGAATTTGTTCCATTTCTTGTCTTATTTCATTAATTAAACCTTGTTTATTAGGAAGATAACCTTCTGGTAATCTCTCTAAATATTGAAGTATGGTGATATGTCCATTTAATAACAAATTATCAAGTGTTTGGAGACTGGTGATTTCTGACCAGAAGTTACTTGGCCCGACATCTGTCTTTGCTCTTAACAATAAGTTTCTAAACTTCTCTGTGTTAATGGTTGTAACCATCTTTTTACCATTTTCTTTATAGCTAATCTTGCGTTGATTATATTTCTTGAGAATAAATTCTCCCTCGATTAAGGTTAAATCATCTATTAAGCTATAAAGGTGATCTTGGATATTCTGAAGAGGTATAGAACTTTGTTTCGATACGGCTATGATGGCGCTTGTATTCTCTGGTTTCGTAAGCCCCATTAATGCATCTGAACTTCCAATAACTTCTTTGGTATATTTGATAAACATATCAATGACAGTAAGGACACCACCATTGAAATCTCCTGCCCTTAATTGATGTACAATATTACTAACTTCTCCATTGGCTGGAATTGCTGTACCAATTTTGTTAGTATAAGCAGTTATTCTACTAGAATCATAAATGACCTTTCCGAATGCATTGAATCTCATCCAATAAGCAACTAAGGCTAGGAGTTGGTTTATTACAATTTGGTTATCAACACATCCTGCCATTACTGGAAGTCCATGGAAACAATTCTTAACTTTAAACCAATTATCAAAAACTACAGGATAACGAGTTATCTTTGTTTCTTGAATACTCTCTCCTGCCATCATTCCAAGTTTTTTGTTCTCTACAATAGGACAATGTTTGGTTGATTTATTCCAGAAAACCTCTCCCTTTTCTTTCCAATATTTAATCAAATATAAACATTTACCATTATTATCACTTGGATTAAGTTCAATTTTTCCATTTGATCCAGCTTGATAATTGTTATCTGAATCAGAAGTAATTGATTCGATTAGATCTTTGGAAATACCATTTGACTTAGCTTCTTCTCTTAACTTACTAACCATGTCACGCCCGACAATCAAAATATACGGCTGAGATTGCACGTTTGAATTATTAGGATTACCAAACATAATGTTTTGCCCATCCACCGTTTCGATCACCATGTCACCTTTTTCATCCTGACCTGTCTCTTTTTTCTCATCCCAATAGACATGTAATGCCATGTCACCAGAAACACCAGCATCTAAAAGAATCTGTTTAACCTTACTATCCATCTTTTCTCTGTCCCATATAGTCTCAAGATATCCATTAAGGTATTTAACAAATTCTTGAATTTCTATATCTTCTTGCTCTGTTGGCTCATCTGGTAAATTTTCAATCGAGAATTGTTGTTTAATTTTCTGAGAAGTAATTGAAGCAATGAAATGGTTGATTGCAGATTTACCAATGTTCAGTGTTACTTTAGGTAATCCATTAACATTAACACCTTCCCAATGCTTATCATTATAAAAGTTTCAATATAAGTCAGTTTTAGAATATAAATCTAAACGATTATTAAAATCTATTCCCGATTGATAATTATTCCATTCTTCTGTATTATCCCATTTTTTCAATTAACCACCTTCTTTCGGGTAAAATAAAAAAGCATCGGTTTTATCCCTTTGCTTTAATTGCTTTAAGTGCTACATCTTGGTTAAAGTTCATTATAGTATCTAAATCATCTAGTGCTTGCATTTGATCTTCGCTTTGAATTTGATTTACTATTTCAATTGGTTCTTTAACTGGTTCAATTGATTTAACTTGAGTTTCATTAACTTTAAAATCTAAGATAGATTTATCTACCATTTTTTCAAAGATATCTAAAAATCTATGTATGATTTTTAAGTCTTCTTCTCTATCATTGTTTTTCATTTAATTCACCTGCTTTTAATGTCTTCTAATAGTCATTTCTATATATGTTTGATCAGGTTCTCCCTCTTCATAGTCATCATTGTAAAATATACCTAAATCATCTCTAGGTTTATTTCCTATAGGTAAATTAGCAGGAACATCTTTGATTTTTAATATTGCTTGACTCATTGCATCTACATCATCGTCATGCGTTCCATTTGGAAATGCTGAACATTCTTCCACAAAATCTAATGTAAATTCTGCATTCTCAGGTAAATAACAATTACCAGATTCAATATAACCTGATATTGCATTTACTCTATATACCTTATCTCCAATAGGATTAACAGGAATTATTCCACCTATTTCATTTCTTAACACTTGAATTATTGGAGATCCATTTGCCTTATCTTCTATATAGATAGCATTTAAATCAGGATGTTTTACTTTCATTAATTTAATTGATTTTACTGTAGTTGGAAAATCCATTCTTGCTTTTAATCTATCTATTAGATACATATTTGCTTGAGATTTTCCCCAAATCTGAATTGATACAAAATCACTTGTTTCTTTTGCTTTTACAGAAGCATCTACACTCATTATCTTATATGCAATTTGTGGTAATACTTTGTAATATTTCCACCATTCACGCTTAATAAGATTTCCTTCTTGTGCTGTTGGTCTGCCTTGAAATAATGCATTCCATGCTCTTGAACCTTCTGCTGTTTTATATATTTCTTTATAGTCTTTTAACCATTCATTATTTTTTCCAATCTCAGGAAATAATGCATCTCCTATATTTCTGTCTAATAAATCATTTTCTTCTGCTTCACATGGGAGATTAATTACATGAACCATATTTGGTAGATTTTTTATTAGTCTTCCAGCTAGATCGTCTTCATGCCATCTTGTTTGGATTAATATAAGTTTTCCATCTGCACTAAAACGAGTATTAATAGAATTTAAATATTCTTCCCAAAGTTTATTTCTATAAGTCTCACTATCTGCTTCAGAACGATTCTTGATGGGATCGTCAATTATGATTAATTCTGCTGGTTGTCCTGTAATTCCTGACATAATACCTCTACTAATCATACCTCCTATACCATTAGATAATTCAAATTCTGTTGATGCAGAAGTTTTTTTACTTATTTCTATATTAAATAATTTTTTACCAAATTTTTCTATTTTATCTTTATTACGTCTACCAAATCTTTGTGCTAAATCATCCCCATAACTAGCTTCAATAACACGTTTTGTTGGATATTTACCAAGATACCAAGAAGGTAATGTTTCAGTTACAGTCATTGATTTACCATGTTGTGGAGGAACTTGTAGAATTAATATTCGTATTTTTTTATCTAATTTTCCCTCAATAAAATCTTGTATTGTATTACATATATAAACAAGATGTTTACTTGGAAACCATCTTCCTTCATGTACATATTGAACGTATGTTGCATAATTTTCTTTAGTTCTATCTTGTCTATCTAATTCTAATAGCATTAATAGTTCTTTTTCTTTGTGTATTGTCATTTCTCACACCCTTTTTAGCAATTTTTATAAAAATTTTTAGAAGAGTCTTTTTATAAATTTTGTAGTAGGTCGAAGGGTAGTATATATAGTAGACCCACCCCACCCGAGGAGGATACCCCCCACCCTATGAAAATCCAAAATGATTCATTGATACCCCATCCCCTGTCCACTGTACAAATACAAATATCCCCCCTATATAAACAAGGAAGG